GCCGAACTCGGTTTTCTAAAATAAAACGCTATGATGGATAATATATGACACGAAAGGTCACCCTATGTCAGTTTTAGTTTTAGGCGATAAATTTAAAGTCGCCGCACATTTCGAGTTAGATGTCAATAAGGCAGCGATGCCAGAGGGACAAGTCGAAGTTATAGTTTCTACCCCAAACCTGGACCGTCAAGGACAATCGATCAAGCAGGACGGTATCGACTTATCGAAGATGGCCACTAATGGGCCTGTAATGTGGTCGCATGATTACGAACAGGCACCTATCGGTAAGATAGTTAAACTGTGGAAATCAGCGGGGAACCTTAAAGCTCGTGTCGAGTTCGCATTAAATATAAACCCTATGGCCGATATGGTCTACCGTATGGTCAAAGATGGCTTCATTAAAGCTGTATCTATTGGCGGTATCGTCAAAGAGTTCGGCAAAAACCTAGACGGTACAACTAACTATGATCTTGTATCCAAGATGGAAATGATCGAACTATCATTTTGTGCGATAGGGGCCAACCCTGAGGCGCTCGTAACTATGAAATCTTTAGAACGAGAATGGTTCAAAACAGCCGACGATCACACTTATGATACGATAATGTCAAGCGTTGAAAGTTTAACGCAACAAGTTTCGGCATTGGAATCCGCTTTAGCTGCTTCCAGAGTCCCCGAAAAAACAGAAACCGCGAAGCGTGTACTGGTCCGTAACAGGCTAGTCCTAGCAAAAACAGCGGCAAAAAACGTCGACAAAACATCAGAAATGATTATTTCGGCGGTCAATTCTCTTATAGAAAAGGACTCACAATGTCAGAAGAAACACAAGAAGCAGGAGAAGTAACAACAGAAATTGTTGAAACTGAAACTGTTCTATCTCAAGAAGCGTCAGACGCTATCGCAAAATCAGTAGCAGACTCTATGGAAGCTACAATCACTAAAAGAGTAGAAGAAGCCCTCGCAGCTAAAACAGCTAGCGAAGAAACTACTATCTCTAAGAACGTATCAGGCGGAATCGACCCTAACATCGAAACTGTAAATGTACTTTCTGTAGCTAAAGACCTAGAACGTATGGGCAAAGAAACACGATTCATTCGTGCGGCACGTGCTATCCATTCTGGCGACTCAGCAGCTTTGAAGAATTTCAATGCGTTCAACAAAGACCGTCTAAATGAATATGCAGATAACCACGACGAGATCATGGCAAAAGCAGGCGTAACAGGACGATATATCTCAAAAGCAGGATATAATAACGAAACTACAGCGTCAGAAGGACAATATCTGATCCCAGATCCAGAGTTCCTTATCGACATTGAACGGTTCGAAGCGCAATACGGTGTAGCATTCGCAGAATGTGACGTCCGTACTACAACAAAAACTTCTGTCAAAGCGAACACAGGTGCAACAAATGTATCTATGTATGAGACAGGTGAAGGTGTTGTAAAGACTGGAACTAAAGCTACATACGGGCAAGTACAAATCAACTTGCGTAAGCTCGCTGCTATCGCGGTTGCTACCGACGAATTTATCGACGATAACGCCGCTTCATACTGGCAAGACATCGCTCAAGGATTCGCTCGTGAACGCGCACGTTTCGCAGACATATTCTGCTTCACCGAAGATGGTACAACGTCAGCTAAAAAGGGTGTACTAAACCAATCAGGTGTAGTAACTCAAGCTGTCGGTTCAGCTATCACTTCAATGGATTGGGACGACCTACTCGACGTAGAACACGCCATGATCCCAGAAGGCAACATCAACGCGGTACATGTTATGCACCGTACAGTATGGAACCAACTGTTGAAAACTAAAGCATCAACAGCAGGATCGTACCTATGGCAGCCATACATGGGTATGCAGACACCTTGGGGAACACGAGTAGTTCTATCTGAACTGTTCCGTTCTACATCCGCAGGTGAAAACAACCAACCATACACACTCTATGGTGACCTAAAGAAAATCAAACTGTTTGTACGTCAAGATCTAACTCTTGATTACTCAAACGAAGGTACAGTACATGATGCAGGGGGTGTCGCTGTGAACTTGTTCGAGCAAGACATGACCGCGTTACGTGCCGTAACTCGTATGGCTTCACTCATTACAATCCCATCAAGATTCGTAGTGACAGGAACAGGTACCGTTAGTTGACCCGAACGGTAAAATAACTTAAAGGGTCGGCCTTTCGGGGTCGGCCTTTTTTGTTACACTAGACATATGATCAGACGCGAAAATATTCGGAACGCTGCTATCCTAGATACATATCTGACGAAACGGACTAAACGATGGCTTACTCTACCCAAACGCAAATTGAAGCAATACTGGGACGGGTACTTACCGCCGCAGAAATAACATTATTGGCAGGCATCCAAGCAGGTGCCGATCTTTGGATCGATAGCCAGACGGGTGTGACGTTTGGTTCTACGCCCTCTAGCCGATATTATGATGGCGGCCTAGGCGTCCTTGCTATTGATCCTGTAAGGTCAATTAGTGCCGTGGAGTTGGTAGATGCCGAACTTGACGTTCTATATACTTACGAAGAGGGCACCGACTACATTAAAGGGCCTCTGAATGATACGGTAATTAGGTATCTAGAGAAAAGATATTATGCAGAAACGTATCTTATAGATGCCGATAACGAATATGGGCGTTGGCCGTCGGGCCTAAAAAAAATTAAAGTTACTGGCATATTTTCGTATGCGGATAGCGCACCTGATGATATCTCGTATCTTTCGGCGTACCTGACATCGAAAATGATTTTAGCTAAAGGGTACCTAGCATCTGGGACATCGGGGCCTACCGTAAAAGAATCTATTGAAGGTTATTCGCGTGAATCGGCGGGATCATCGGCTAGCCAATCTAGCTATGCGGCATTAATGGATGACGTAATTACAGGGCTGTTAGCTAATTATCAAGATCAAGAGATCTTTTTCTGATGTCTTTCGCTCCGCCTTTTAATCGTACATGCCAAAAGGTTGCTGTATCTCGTAACGCTTGGAACGATAGGGTAATGGGTGTCACTAGTAACCTGTCGTGTCATTTCAGGCAGATAGACACACAAACGCGGGTCGATCACGGTGAAGAATACGACGCTGATGCTATGGTGTGGTTCCCTGCGGGCACTTCAATAGTTGACGGGGATACGATCATTTTCGATTCTGTCTACTATCAGATCGAACGCATAGTGAAAGCCGTAAGGTTAGGTTTCGATACCGTCGAGTTTATTAAATGTGACCTAAAAGTTATAGATTTGGCGGTCAGCTGATGGGAAAAATCAGTTCAAATATTAGTGTCTCTAAAACAGAAAAAGATATTTTGCGTCAAGTCGACGCAGGTTTAGGTATGATGGCTAACGATATAGAGATGATCGCAGCGTTTAAAGTACCCGTCGATACAGGAAAACTTGCCCGTTATATCCGTAAATTTCGTGTATCTGCTAAACAATGGAAAGTGACAGTTAATCTTCCTTACGCTGAATATCAAGAACGAGGTATGGCCGCTGATGGTTCAAGGGTTGTAAAGAACTATTCGCGTCCAGGTTCAGGGGCACACTTTTTAGAGGATGCCGTTAAAATAGTTTCTGGTAGAGCTAACCAATATTTTGAGCGGGCAAAAACATATTTCGGGCCGATAGATTCTAAGACAGGGTTCTAATGACAGTCACTATTAAACCTTCATTCATAGCAGAGATCGGACAGTATCTAGCCGATAATACGGGCGGACGGTTCACGTTTGGTTCAGGGGCTTCTAATAATCTTAAACTCGGCGAATTAGTAGCAGGCGTCGATGGTGTATATCTCGTCCAGACAATGACGAACATGCCCGACCATTACACCCCAATATATGACTATACGATAGATTTCTGGTCTGTAAACCGTAACGCTGCGGTAGCTTATGATGACCTCCAATATGTGTACGAGTTATTCCACCAAAACGTAAATATGACTACGGCAACTTTTCAAGTATATTTTGCTTACGCGCTATCACAAATAGAAGATATGGATAGAGACGCAGAAGGCCGTAAAGTTTTCAAGTTGTCCGTCACGTTTATAACTAGGAATCTGATAAGCTAAAAATATCGCAAAGCCATAGACCCGACGAAGGGGAAAATACATCATGGCTAAAAATAGCGCGAATATTAGAATCGGTGAATGCGAAATCTGGGAGAATGCTTATAGCGCCCCTGGTTCAGGTACACCTGGCGGAACACTTATAGGGCACACTCTTGGTGGAGTCGAATTTTCTTTCGAAAGAGAATTTACTGACCTTACAGTAGACCAATATAACAATATGCCATTAGATATGGCTCTTACGGGGCAGAATCTTACAGTTAAGGTGACATACGCCGAAGTTACCCCTGAGTATGTAGCTAAGGGTAACCCAGAAGGCCGTTACGATGTGAACGGTTCTGACTCTAAGGTAGGTTTCGGACGCGACGCAGGTTTCCTACTTTCTACAGTAGCTAAACAAATCGTCTTCCACCCCCGTAACTTGGCTGCCTCTAACCAAAACGAAGATATCTATATTTTCAAAGCAGTGTCTAGCGAACCGCTAGCTATGTCTTATAAGATCGACGAGCAACGCGTCATAGAAGTAACATATCGTGCCCTTGTAGACGAGACACAACCTGACGGTATGCGTCTCGGTAGAATAGGTAACGTCCTTATCTCGTAACAGAAAGTAGCCCCTAATATGACCGCAAAAACCCCTTTACAGATAGACCTCGCTGAACTCGCGTCGGTTCCCGCAGAACTCACTTTACCTAACGGTGAAATAGTTTTGGTGGAACCGCCAGAGTTAGGCGATTTTCTTGGGATAGCTCGACTGTCCGACGATGTAGATGATGCTACAACGCCATCAGAAATACTTGAAGCGTTCACAGCTTTAAAAGCAGAGTTAGTCAAGTTGATCCCTGAACTAGAAGAAGTAAAATTGAATTTGCCTCAAACAAAACTATTGATCGAAGGTTTAAACGCTTTGACTATGCCGTCCGATATGGAAGAGCTAGAAAAACAAAATATTAAACCCTCTGTACCAGGAAAAAAAGCACGCTCCGCGTCATCCAAGAAATAGCGCGGTTCATACGTTTTTATCCTTCATATACGATCGATTCAGTTTTACATTTAAAAGCACACCTATTTTTTCGTTTCTTAAACGAAGGATACAGGCTTGAAGCTCAAGAGAAATTACATCTAATAAATTGTTTGTTAGTGCCGCACAGTAAATCTGAATCGGCAAAAGATGTCATCAGATCCTACGAAAACGCAGCCCGTGATATTATAGAGACAATACAACCTAATGATGATTATTCGGGGTTGTCTGACCTTCGAGGGGAAATGCACTAATGGCCGAAAAAGGGAAACTCGTTTGGTCGATCGCGGTAGACACTAAAGACCTTAACAAAGGGTTAAAGGTCGCAAAAAAAGACGTCGATAAATGGTCTAAAGATACGTCAAAAAAGGATGTAAAACTTAACGTCAAAGCTGATACCGCATCTCTTAAAGATGTTAGTTCTAAAGTCGGGAAACTTAACGGCACAAAAATCAATATTGATACAAAAGTGAATATGGGTCAGCTTAAAGACGCTGACGGGAAAATAGCGAAACTTAACGGACGTAAAGCCGACGTTGACGTGAATGTCGATACGTCAGAGATAGCAGCGGCAGAATCTCGGATAGCTCGACTGTCCGCAAATAGTAAACTTTCTTCGAGCATGGGCGGCGGTTTCGGTGCCATTATAGGCGGCCCTGCGTTAGGTGCGTTAGCGGCGGGTGGTATTGGTTATGGTCTGGTAAAGGGTGCTTCGGATCTAGACACGAATATCCGTAAGATCGGTACCGTATACGGCGATTTTGCCGATAAAGACTTGAAGAATGTTCGCTCTCAGGTAATTAAGACTTCTAAACAGATAGGTATCTCTACCGACGAATTATCTCAAGCTATCTATGACGCTTTATCTTCTGGTATCCCGAAAGAAAACGTATTCGATTTTGTTAAAACCGCTTCAAAAACGGCTATTGCGGGTTCTACTGATCTGGCATCAGTGACAAGAGTTCTTACAGGTACCGTTAATGCGTATGCGGGTATGAACCTGAAAGCCGCTGACGCATCAGATATTCTTACCAAGGCCGTAAATATTGGTGTGTTTGAAATGTCAGACCTGGTACAACAGATGGCAGACATAACCCCGATAGCGTCAGCTATGCGGGTACCTTTATCGGATGCTACGGGGTGGCTCGCAAAACTAACTAAGAATGGTACGCCCGTCGCTCAAGCAGCTACACAAATTAAACAAGCGATGGCTGAACTATCCGATAGTACCTCTAAAGCAGGTAAAAACTTTAAAGCCGTTTCGGGTAAAACTTTCCCTGCTTTCATTAAAGCTGGCGGAAATATCGAAGGTGCCATGAAACTCATGGAAAAACAAGCCAAAAAACTTGGTTTGCAGAACTCTGAAATGTTTGGTTCTATCGAAGCAGGCCAAGCCGTCATGGGTGTAACAGGCGACAATATGAAAGACTTCACTGACGTTTTAGATGGTATGCGTGATAGTGCGGGCGCTACGACTACTGCTTTTGGGATAATGGACGAAGGTATATCGCGTAAACTTTCTAAAACGTGGCAACTACTCAAAGAAAAGCTGAATGATCTATTGTCTGCCATTACGCCAGGGATTTTAAAAGCAACAGAAATAGCTACAGGGTTACTTGAAGTTCTTTTTACAGGTAAGTTCGACAAGAAACTTTTCGGCGGTTCCCTAGAGAAAGATTCTGGGCTAATAAAATTTTTGCAAGGTGTCCACGATAAAGCCGTCGAAGCAGGCCAAGCCGTTAAACAGTTAATCACAGGCGAGATGACCCCTGGCGATCTGGGATCTAAAAACCCATCCAAAGCAGGTAAAAGTAGTTCCGCTGCTCGTGCTGATACTTGGAGAGAAGTTAAACCTCCACCTTCGGAGACACAAAAAAAGCTAGAAGAGTTAAGAGATGTCTTAGAAGACATTACAGGCGCGATAGTTAGCATGGGCAAAAGAGTCGGCGAAACTGTCGAATGGTTCCGTGATCTGATCAGCCCGATAATAGATTTTATTGTTCAGATCGCAAAACCTGCGTTTGATAGCATCAAAGATTCTTTAGGTAGCTTGGGTATCAAATCTGAGTATCTAAAAAATGCGTTGAAAGTGTTATTAGTTATAGGGCTTATACCTATATTGGTTGCCGCTGCGGGCATTATAGGGATGATGTATGCGTTAGCTGCCGCATTATGGGTTGTTCGTGCGGCGGCCAATATCGTTAAAGCTGTGTTCGGTGCGTTGGGTGCGGTATTGAGTTGGGTTTGGGAACTACTACAAGGCATCTGGAAATTTTTGACTGATATTCCTAAAAAGATTAAAGGCGCTTTCGGCTCACTTAAAGACATGCTAGGTAAAAGTTTTGGCAACGCATTTAAAGATGTAGCGTTTAAAGCCGCTGGCGGCCCAGTCAAAAAAGGCAACCCATATATAGTTGGGGAGTTAGGGCCTGAGCTTTATGTGCCAGAAGGAAACGGAAAAATTATTACCGCATCAAAAACAGCTTCTATGTTATCTAGCTCAGGAGGCGGCAGCGTGTCGGGTGGAGGCCAGGCAGTGAACTTGACGGTAGACGTTTCGGGTGTGACAGCTATGACACGGCCTCAAGCTAAAGAGTTTGGTTCGTTCATTATTGACGCCGTAAATGACGACCTGCGGAAACGTAAAGTTGAAGTTATCGGCGCGGGTTACGTTAAGAGTGCATCATGACACGCGATATGGCTATGGTTTTGGGTGGACGCCTTGTCCCTAAACCTTCTACTTTTCTTAAAAAAGAAACGATAAATGGTGTAGACGTCACAACTTTAGGGGGTGTTCTATATACTGATTTTCGCGATATTAAACGGGTATGGGAGGTCGGCTGGGAAAATATTTTGTATGATACCGATCATCAAACTCTTATAGATATATGGCGTGAACAGATATCGACTCGCACATATCCGATGTTACAATTCGCAAGCGAGAATATTTATCTACCAGTGAAGATGGATATTTCAGAACAAAACATACGACATAACGGTACACTCATAGAGTCATTCACTATTACGTTAAGCGAACAAAACCCTATCAGCTAATGCAAACCAACGATCTGATATATGAAGCATCTAAACAAGATATGCGCAGGTTCACATGGAAAGTGGCGATAGCCTTCGAACGTGATTTTGATCCGACAGTAACTTTTTTTAGTGTCGGCGATAGCGGATCGATGATAGGTGGTGTCGATCTGATCCCAGGCGAATCCGATGTTGTCCAAGAATGGGACAAATATACTTTTACAGAATATACATCTAGAGTTATTGATGTTCAGGTGGAACGCGAAAAAGATTTCCCGTTTTCCGTTGTTGCCGCTACCGCAGATGTCATATTCAATAACTACGACGGATTCTTTGACCCTAATGGAACTTCACCTATATCTCCGTATGTTTTACCGTATAGGCCAATAAAAATATGGATGGGTTTTGACGACCAGTATGTTCTAAAGTTTTCTGGTTTAACGGAACGGATGCCTTCGATAGATGACAGTAGTAAAACGGTTTCGTTTCATTGTATAGATTTTCTTTCCCTCGTTTTTGATAAACCTTTAGATGAGCTACCGTTATATGAGAACGAAAGAACTGACGTTATCCTCGCAGGAATGCTACAAGAGGCAGGGCTATCATCTGGACAATATGATTTAGATCCAGGGTTAACCTATCTAGATGTTTTTACCGCAACAAAAGGACAGAAATTTGTTGACGCGGCTAAACCTTTGATGGAAGTCGAATCTGGCACGTTACTTATGGACGAGCAAGGCATGATCAGGTTTAAGAACCGACAAAATGTTAATAGCAATATTGTTCATGCGTTCGAAAAACACCGAGATATTGTAGATATTGTTGCACGTCGTGAAGATGACCTGATAAATACTGTCATTATAGAGTCCGATGTTAGGACTTTAGGGCCGACACAATATCTTTGGGCTTCAAGTGAACCAGTTTTAGTTCCCGCGAGTGGTACCGCTACCCTTTGGGCTGACATACCCGATCCTGCCCCTGATGTGGATGTGCCCGTTTTGGATGCTCTTTCAGGGTCGTCATATTTTGTTTATGCGACAGAAGATGGTACAGGTGCTTCGGTTGGTGGTGTTACCGTTTCAAGTGCGACTCTTTATGGGTCTTCATACAAAATGGTTTTTTCTAACTCGAACACATATAGCCTTTATGTGACCTCTGTCACATTGTATGGTACGCCTTATAAGATTAGCGACCAGCTTTATGTGAGAGAAACTGATGCGGTGTCGGTAGCTAAATATGGTGAACGTGTCTACCAAACCAAAAATGACGCTTTCCAGTCGGAATCCGTCGCGTCATCTAAAGCGGCACAAATCATTGATGATAATAACGAATACGGTGCTATATCTGAGATCAAAGTTAAAGGTACCCCACAATTTCAGATAGATGACCTGATTTCTGTTGAGGTCGATGGGCGTTACCAGGTGGGTTCGATATGGAAAATTGTAGAGAACATGTCTTTAGATGGCGGTTTTGAGCAAACTTTGAGTTTGAAAGAATATACTCGAAGGACGTATTTCAGGGTGGGTACTGGCGGGTCGCAAATCGCTGGTACGGACTATCTGAGTTTTTAAGGGGGTAATGATGGCTAATTCGTCTAAAGGTCAACAGAATGTGAACTCGATGGAGATGATTTTTTCGGGATCTCTCGCGGTAACTAAAGAGGCTAACGCCACCTTTGAAGGGCAACAATTTACCCATAATTTGGGTTATACCCCCGTTTATATTGCTTACGCACAATGGCATTTACCTGGGGACCCGTTCGGGAATCAATACGCTTTACCTTATATACAATCTGAGGCAACAGGAGTCGATGCAGGAAAGCAACAGTTACGTTTGAACTGTACCGCTGATGAGGTAGGTATCGGGTGTTTTGTTGTGACAGATAATCTGACTACTTCAACTCAGTATTATGAGAGCGTCGTTGAGGCGATCTTCTACCTATATGTATTCAAAGAACAAATAATACTTTCACAATGATAGGATAATCTTATGGCATACTCCGCAGATACTTTCTCTAGTTTAGAGCAACCGACTTTAGCTAAGTGGAATAAACTCTGGGCTAATGACGCATCATTTAATGATGGTACAGGCTTGGGCGATAATACTATTACGTCTGAGAAACTAAAAAACACTGTGGCGTTTTCTGCTTATTCGTCGGCAAATATTACGGCATCATCTACGCCAGCGAAGGTACAGCTCGCGACGGAAGAGTTTGATGAGGGTTCAGATTTTGATGCGGCTACTAACTATCGTTTCACGGCACCATATGATGGGATATATCATTTTGATGGTATAGGTAGGATTACTTCACCTGGCGACGGTAATAACTGCGGTGTTCTGCTCTACAAAAATGGGGCAGCGTTTAGCGCCACTGTATCCGCTGGTTTAAATGTTGGTGGCGCTAACACCTTAGCTTTGGGTGTTTCTGGGACAGTGAAACTAACCGCTGGCGATTATGTAGAACTTTTTGTTTCGCGTGCGACTGGTTCAGGTAACGCTCAGGGTACTCTTTCAGGGTTCCTAGTTGGACGTACAGCATAATTAGGAGGTTGTTATGGTTCGTAGGGTAGATAATTTTGTTTTGGTTGCGTTATCTCAAAAGGGTGACCCGTATATTTTGGGGGCGGAGGCATCCAAATTTAATGCTAACCCTAGGGCTTTTGATTGTAGTGAGCTTGTCGAATGGGCCGCTGCTCGTGCAGGGCTTTTCATGCCTGACGGTGTTTGGGGGCAATATCAGCATTGTAAGCGGAACAAAAAGATTATTAGCGTCGCTCAAGCGTTAAAAACTAGGGGCGCACTTTTGTTTATAGCTAAAGGTGCTAGCGGCGGTAATGGCGGCGGTAACCATGTAGCTATTTCTTTGGGGGATGGGCGCACTATTGAGGCTAGAGGTAAACGGTATGGGACAGGGGTGTTCAATGCTAAGGGCCGTAGCTGGACTCATGGTGGGCTTATCCCTGGCGGAGATTATTCTTCACCTGCGCCTACACCTAAAAGCACTGGTTTCACAGAGGTTTTAAGGTTGGGTTCTAAGGGTGCGGATGTGAAAGCGTTGCAGGTAAAGTTGGGCGTTAAAGCCGATGGGAGTTTTGGGCCTAAAACTAAAGCTGCGGTTGTTGCTTTCCAGAAACGTCACGGTTTAAAAGCTGACGGAGTTTTTGGGCCTATAAGTCGCAAGAAAATGTTTGGGTTCTAATGAAAGGCTTTGACCCTCAAAACATTTTTTATGGCGTAATTTTTTTGTTGAACGCTTTAGGTTTATATTCCATTAAACGTGAAACGTCACAAGTGAACAGGGCTGTAAACCATGTAGAAGAGGGTACACCTACATTGTCTGATCGTGTCGATTCTGTTAATGGCACACTTGAATATACGCAAGCTGTATTGACTGTCTATAAGAAAGAAACGTCTGAACGATTTAACGAGATACACCATAGCCAAAACGAGTTAAGGGGCATGATTGAAACTGTTAAAGATGACGTACAAAAAATTAGAGAATCCGTAGATCGCCGTAAAGTAACTAGGGGGAATAATGAAAAATAAGACTTTAAAACAAAAAAAGAAAATCCATGATAGGCGGACTCGTGTTAAGCGTACCGCCCTCCAATTAGCGATAACAGCGTTTTTGGCGGTCTACCCGACATTGATACAGGTTTCTGATCTGAACGCTTTACAGGCCATCTTACCTACGTTAGGGTTTGTTGCGTTTGGTGCGGTAGTTACCGATCTTTATAATAGGGTTAAACCAGCAAGTTAATCTACGTCGATTAGGTCGCCTGGTTTTATCCAGGTGTTGCCCTTAACGGCGTGCCTACGGTCGCCTTCGACTGTCCAGCCTTGCCCTATAAGATATTGGGTTTCTTTTATAGAGAACTTTCTATACCATTTTAGTATCATCATTTTTCTTGTTTTCTTGCTTCGTCTAGAGATATCGTTCCATCGACGATTGGCTGCAAAAATGTGCATCGTTCCATCCAGTCTGTTTTATTGCCCATGACATCATAGGCTCGTTTCTGTATCAGCTCGAAATGTTCATTAGCCCAAGTCTTAGAGACGAATTGTCCGAACGCTACTGGGTTAGCCGTAAAATATATGTGGCATCCAGCACATAAACAAAAAGCATTTCTTAAGTCACACCTAGTTTTTGAGTACCGTCGAGACATTATATGGGCACATTGAAGTTGAACACCTGAGCTTTTCTGGCAGTTTTCACACCGTCCATGCGACCTTATCGCAAGGCTAAAAAGCCGATCTGCTTTCGCTTTATCGCCTTTGCTTCGCTTCATTCGCGTTATCCCCTCTAAATATTTCTAAAATATAGCTTAAGTATAGTCGCCTGGCGTACGATATGTATATATACGGAAATGGGAGAGGGAGAGGAAGCCCGCTAAACAGAAAAGAGAACAAGCAAAAATGAATAACGAACTTCCTCTACTAGAGGATACTACTAAAAAACCATATATCAAAGCATTAACTGGCGTGTCATTAGGTCTAGTTTTTGCTGGATCATTCTTTGTAGCGGGCATCCGTTACGAAAGATCCAGTAGCCCAGTCAGACTGCCAGCTAATCAAGCGTGCCTCGCTTATGCCGACGCTATATCTAAAGCATTGGAGACAAGTCAAAATCAGATAGTAGCAGTCGTTAAAGGGCAAGAGCAGCCAAAAGTAGATTTTGATGCGATCAAAAAACAACTTAAAGATTGCCGCGAAACTTCCGATACTTATAAGGTAACAATGGAGGCATCGAAATGAATTGGCTACTTTTAGGCGGCATAACTTTTGCCGTATCGATCCCATTCCATATGTCACACCTTAGATATAAACATAGTTATAGGAGAAGAAACCCAGGTTGTGCTTTCATACCCCCTACGGGTAACTCGTGGATAGCAGCGGCGTTACAGACAGTTAGCCTATTCGCTTTCATATTTACGGTAGACCCTGGAAGCTGGGAATCTTTAAGGGGGGCGTTCTATGGAACTTTTTAGGATTATCTTTAGAACCTACTATCGCCTTCGAGATACTGAAATCCGTTTCGTTTTGAAACGGCGATAGAAAAACACGGGGCGTTCCCGCCTCGTGTAACCGCAAAGCCCCTGCCAAGAAAGAAACACCCCGATGAAAATTATTCTAATTGTTATGTCCGTATTCGCTATATATATGTCTACGAATCTGTTCGTGACCTCGCCTAACCCGTACGCTACGGCGTACGATTCGATATCAGTTGAGGTCAAGCAAGTAGAGGTAGTGGAACCTACCGTAAGAAAATTTGTGCGTAGCCGCACGACGATACAAAACCAGCCATGTAGGAACAGTCAGGGTGGAGTTTATGAGTCAGATATTCTTTCACGCGAAGAAATCGAATATAACCTGCGAGCTGTCGGGTTCACTCCTGAACAGTCTAGGGTTATGCAAGCTATCGCTAAAGCAGAATCTGGCCATCAGTTGAACTGTTTTGGTGATGAATCTCTGGTAACTAGTAAATGGAATTTTAGTTATGGTGTCTTTCAGATACGAGGTTTAAAAGCTGAGACTGGCCGAGGTACTTGTAGAGATGTTGAGCGGTTGCGACTCAGTATTGTTGAGCAGTCGAAGTGTGCTTATGAGATTAGTGGTGGTGGTAAGAATTTTCGGCCTTGGTCTATGTATTTGAATGGTGGGTATAGGAAATGGTTGTAGCTTTTT